GGTCTCATCTTCTCATAGCAGCAGCAGCTCATCGGATACCGAGGCGTCAAGTTCGCATAGTTCAAGTTCTCATTCGAGTTCTTCCCACAGCTCATCCAGTCATAGCTCAAGCAGCAGTTCGGTAAGTTCGAGTCACAGTAGCAGCTCTCATTCGAGTTCGAGCCATTCAAGTAGTAGTCACTCAAGCTCATCAAGTTCGGTATCCAGTAGCCATTCAAGCAGCTCGCACAGTTCAAGTTCGCACAGCTCATCGAGCCACAGTTCAAGTTCCAGCTCAGTTTCGTCGAGCCATAGTTCGTCCAGTCACAGCAGTTCCAGCCATTCGAGTTCGTCCCATTCGAGCAGTAGCAGTTCGATATCCAGCAGTAGTCATTCAAGTTCGAGTAGTTCTGTTTCGTCCAGTCATAGCAGTAGCAGTCATTCCAGCTCAAGCCATTCGAGCAGCAGTCATAGCAGTTCCAGTAGTTCGATATCATCGAGCCACTCAAGTAGTTCACATTCAAGCAGTTCTCATTCGAGTTCGTCACATAGCAGTAGCAGTTCATCGGTATCGAGTTCTCATTCAAGTTCCAGCCATAGTTCAAGCTCGCATAGCAGTTCGTCTCGCAGTTCCAGCAGCAGCTCAATATCGTCGTCTCATAGCAGTTCGAGTCACAGTTCATCATCGCACTCAAGTAGCTCGCATTCAAGTTCTTCAAGTTCAGTATCTTCCAGTCACAGTTCTTCGAGCCAAAGTTCATCCAGCCATTCGAGCAGCAGTCATTCAAGTTCAAGCAGTTCGGTGTCCAGTAGTTCGCATTCGAGTTCCAGTCACTCGTCATCGAGCCATTCGAGTTCGTCAAGTTCCGTATCATCGAGCCATTCAAGTAGTAGTTCTTCGGAAACGCCGCTGTCAAGTTCTCATTCATCTTCTTCGCATAGCAGTAGTTCCCATAGTTCGTCGAGCCATAGTTCGAGCAGTCACAGTTCCAGCAGTAGTTCAGTTTCCAGTTCCCATTCTTCGTCGAGCCATAGCAGCTCTTCAAGTTCGGTTTCGTCCAGTCATAGCAGTTCGTCACACAGCAGTTCGTCCAGTTCCGTATCGTCGAGTCATAGTTCGAGCAGTCATTCGAGTTCCAGCCATTCCAGCAGTAGTCACAGCAGCTCCAGTAGCTCGATATCATCAAGCCATTCTTCTTCGAGCCATTCATCTTCAAGTAGTTCTGTAAGTTCGAGTCACTCAAGCAGCTCTCACAGTTCCAGCTCTCACAGTTCTTCGAGCCACAGCAGCTCCAGCAGCTCGGTGTCGAGCAGCCATAGCAGTTCTTCGCATTCAAGCAGTAGTCACAGTTCTTCCAGCCACTCAAGTTCCAGCAGCTCGGTGTCATCAAGTCATAGCTCAAGCTCGCACAGCAGCAGCAGCCACAGTTCGAGTTCCCATAGTTCATCAAGCAGTTCGGTATCGAGCAGCCATTCATCGTCCAGTCATTCGAGTTCATCGCACAGTTCGTCGAGTCATTCAAGCTCATCGAGTTCGGTATCGTCGAGCCACAGCTCATCGAGCCATAGTTCAAGCTCGCATTCGAGTAGCTCGCACAGTTCAAGCTCAAGTTCCGTATCATCGAGTCACAGTTCAAGTTCTCACAGTAGTAGCAGTCACAGCAGTTCGAGTCATTCGAGTAGTAGCAGCTCAATTAGTTCCAGCCATTCGAGTAGCTCACATTCATCGTCGAGCCATTCAAGTTCTTCGCATTCGAGCAGCAGCAGTTCGGTATCGTCGAGTCACTCAAGCAGTTCGCATTCAAGCTCCAGCCATTCGTCGTCAAGCCACAGCAGTTCTTCAAGCTCGATTTCATCAAGTCACAGCTCGTCCAGTAGTTCGGAAACTCCACTATCGAGTTCCCACTCAAGCTCATCGCACAGCAGTTCGAGCCATTCGTCGTCGTCACATTCTTCATCGAGCCATTCTTCGTCCAGCAGTTCGGTATCGAGTAGCCATAGCTCTTCGAGTCACTCAAGTTCCAGCAGCTCGATTTCTTCGTCGCACAGCAGCTCCAGTCATTCGAGTTCGAGCCATTCGAGCAGCAGTCATAGTTCAAGCAGCAGTTCGGTGTCATCAAGCCATTCAAGCAGTTCGCATAGCAGCTCATCCCATTCGAGCAGCAGTCACAGTTCGAGCAGCAGCTCGGTATCCAGTTCACATTCCAGTAGTAGTCATTCAAGTTCGAGCCATAGCTCATCCAGTCATAGCTCGTCCAGCAGTTCGGTATCGTCGAGTCATAGCAGTAGCAGCCACAGTTCAAGTTCTCATTCATCATCGAGCCATAGCAGTTCCTCAAGCTCAGTCTCGTCCAGCCATTCGAGTTCCAGCCATTCGAGTAGCTCACATTCAAGTTCGTCACATAGCAGCAGCAGTTCATCGGTATCGAGCAGTCACAGCTCATCGTCACATTCGAGCAGCAGTCATAGCAGTTCCAGCAGTTCAGTTTCAAGCTCGCATAGTTCCAGCAGCTCATCGGACACCCCGCTGTCAAGTTCCCATTCGAGTTCTTCGCACAGCAGCAGCAGTCATAGCTCGTCCAGCCATTCGAGCAGCAGTAGCTCGGTATCCAGCTCTCACAGTTCCAGTAGTCACTCAAGCTCGTCAAGCTCAGTGTCAAGCAGCCACAGCTCATCGAGTCATAGTTCCTCCAGCCACAGCTCATCGAGCCATAGTTCCAGTTCTCATTCGAGCAGCTCACACAGCTCATCGTCGCATTCAAGCTCAAGCAGCTCTACCGGGTTTCTATATGGAGTATTATCAATTATGGATACCGATAGTGTATTTGATATTCACGATGATCGTTCGGAGTTAAGTATTCACGACGATCATTCAGTGTTAGATGTATTTAAAAATCAATCAATATTAAGTGTGGTGGGGTAATTATGGCACATATAATAGGTGACACAATCAGGTTTAAGGCCACGATAATGAACCTCTCCGACGTAGAAGCGCCCCCGGCAGCTATCAATCTGACGATCTATCGCGAGGACGGTTCGACAAAGCTGCTGGTCGATAAGACTGCCCTGCTCACACCGGCCACGACGGCCCAGTATTACGTCGACTGGACAATATCGGCCGAAAGTTATACGGTCGCGTTTGACGCGGGTGACGAGACCAATCCTATCGAGGCCGGCGATAATCTGCTCGGCGATGATGGTACTCCCGGCGTCGGTATATGCTATGACATCGAATACCTGACGGCGGCGACGGGAACGATTACGTATATAGGATGCTCGCATCAATTCGTAAATAATGAGGTAATAACCGGCGGCGGTAATACAGTAACGGTCGACGGCACGCCGGCGGAGAGTACCGATTACTTAACAGCGGCCGAGACGCTGATAGCGGTGTGGAAGTGGACTGGACCGCACATAAAGACAATCAATTTTGAGGTCATCCCGGAGGTATAATCATGGCAATACAATCACCGGTAACGTTGGATGAGGCGAAAATACACCTTCGGGTCGTTACGACGGCCGAGGACCAGTATATCACAGGGCTGTGCCTGGCGGCCACGGCGTGGGCCGAGAAGTTCCAGAACCGCACTTTCGTCACCCGGACGAGAACGATGGTGCTCGATAAGTTCCCGGCCGTTATCAGGCCGCCGGACCCGCCTTTGGTTTCGGTAACGAGTATCGTTTACATCGATTTGAACGGTGCCAGCCAGACGCTGGATGCCGCGAATTACAGGGTCGATGCGGTAACGGAGCCGGGCCGGATTACGGTCGCTTACGACCTGTCGTGGCCGGACACCCGGGCCGTAACAAACGCCGTTACGATCACTTACGAAGCCGGGTACGGCAATGCGGCGAGGGTCCCGGACGATGTCAAGCACGCGATCAAATTAATGCTTACCCATTTTTACGAGAACCGCGTACCCGTTTCGGATGTGAAGATGGAAATTGTGCCGCTGGCGGTACAGAATCTTTTGTGGATGGATAGAATTTTAAGCGGAGTATAAATAATAAATGATAAATAGTAAGTTCATGTTGTAGGTATAATTAGTGTTATGAATCCAGGCAAACTGAGACATCGAATTGAGATACAGTCATATACCACGGACCGCGTGGGCGGTCAAAAGGTTAAGACTTGGGCTACCAGCGATACGGTATGGGCATGGATCCGCCCGATGTCGGGCCGAGAGGTCATGGCTTCACAGCAGCAGGTCGGCGAGATCACGCACAAGATTACGGTCCGGTACGACGATTCGGTAGCGGTGACCAACAGGATCAAATTCGGCGACCGGTACTTCGATATAAATTTCATCGGCAATTACGACGAGCGGAACATTTTCATGGAGATAATGTGCAAAGAAAAAGTATAATTTTTTTAGCCCCCAGGGCGGGCCTGGGGGGTGGTCAATGAAAAACGAAAGGAATAAGAAGATGAAAATACGAGAATATATGAAAATGGCAAAAAGGGGATTCCTCGGAATAGAGGAATTTGATGCAATTAGAAAACAACCCGGATTTTATCCCCCTGTTTTAGGGGACAAACAAGAAAAAGAACCAACGGAGAATCAATTAAGAATGAAACTTGTAATAAAACAAACCCTAAATACAAAAGCAGTATCGGGTGATATGTTTGCTTTAGAAACAGAAGTGGCGATTTCAAATGAATCAGCGTCAAATTTAGGAACTCAATTATGCGTAACTTCCCGGCCGGACACGAATTTTATCTGGCTGCCTGCGGATATATGGGACGGTTGTGATTTTGAAATAGACGAGAAGAATTTGGCAGGCAAATGCTGTTTCGTTGGATTATTTTTATCGCCCAATACCGGTATTTCTGGGTATGAAATATTGTTACCGCCGGATAATGATTGCAAACGATGGCGGGTGCTACCTCGTTTTTTCTTACCCCACGATAACATAGAGAAGTGTGAAGACCACGATCAGGTACCATATAATAAATGGGTACGGGATGGATTTATCACGGCGACCGAGGGCAAGGAAGTAGATCAGGCTGCGATCAAAAAAAAGTTAAGGGAGGATGCCACACTGTACAATATGCAGAAGATAGTATATGATCGGTGGACTGACGATGGGATTCCCCAGCGTTTCATGTCCGAGGTTATACCGCCTGAAAAATTTATTTCGTTCGGGCTGGGTTTCGCCTCGATGTCGGCTCCTTCAAAAAAGCTTAAAAAGCTACTTCTGGAGAAAAAATTGTCACACGGAGGGAACCCAGTGCTCAAGTGGATGGCGGGTAATGTGGCGATAGAGATGGATGTATCGGAAAACATCAAGCCATCCATGAAATATTCAAAAGGAAATATTTGTGGAATCATAATGCTTTTAATGGCCTTGGCCCAGGCACGCCCTGGGGGTCAATGAAACACGAAGAATTTGAAATCTGAGAATTAAAATGTCCGACATGATTCAAATGAAAATCGAGAAAGAAATGAAGGAATTAAACTACTCTGCCAATTCTCCTTTTGCCAAATCTTTTTCTTTAACTATACGACCGTCTTCTGTCTCTACATATAGCTCAATGCCGAGGTCTCTGCACTTTTGCAAGTCAGCATCCTTAACTATAAAGCCACCGTCGGTCACGGTTGCGGCCTTCATCTCAATACCGAGGTCTTTGCAAGCTTGTATGTCAGAAGCCTTTCCTGATAGTGCCGCCAGAATGAATCTTCCAAATTTCTCTTTTATTGATACATCTTTCATTATACATCCTTTCAATAAATCAATAAACAAGATAAATCATATAGCAAAATGGAACAGATTACACGGATTATAAATAGTAAATAGTAAATAATAAATAGTAAATACAAGATGTCTGACATGATTCAAATGAAAATAGAGAATGCCCGGGCGGTGCAGAACGCTTTGAACGCTTTCGAGAAGAAGATATCGAAAAAGATCGTCAGGGAAGGTGTCAAGGCGG